AACCGAAACCAAAACAGAAATAGAGGAAATTGTGGAAAACACAACAACCGATACACCTGTTGCGACCGAGGTAGTAGAAACCCCAGCGGTTGAAGCTTCTCGCCCAACAGTAACAGCGGCGGTGTATACAACACCACGCGTTGCACCAATGACTTCAGCTCAATATCTTGAGAACTCAATTAGAGCAGCAATGGGTAATGACGAATCTCGTCAATTAATTCTTGCAGCTGATTCAAGCACTTCAACAAATACAGGTTTAACATTACCTTTGCACATGCAAGAGTTTGTTACCTCATCAATTTCAGATCGCCCAGCAATTGACGCGATCAGCCGTGGCACATTACCAGTTAGCGGGCTTAGTTTTACAGTCCCTAAATTGACAGTAGCCCCAACCGTAAATGAAGTTAACGAGGGTGCTGCAATGACTAATGACGAAATGGAATCAGGTTACCTAACTGCTTCAGTCGTTAAACTAGCCGCAAAAAATGAGGTTACTTGGGAACTCATTGATAGAAGCTCGCCTGAGTTCATAAACGAGTTGCTTCGTGAGTTAAATGACGCTTATGCTAAAAAATCTGACAAGTTAGTTTTGCAAACAATTGTTGCAGACGGAACAGTTGCAACAGCAACAACAGCTGACGCAGACGGATTACAAGCTTTCCTTGCAACAGAGGCAGCAGCAGCAAAGAAGTCAACAGGTAAGTTTGCTCGCAACCTTATTGCTTCAACTGATGTTTGGGCTTCAATTATGGGCATGCAAGATTCAAGCAAGCGCGCTCTATACATGGCTTCAAATCCTCAAAACAATTCAGGTAATGTTTCAGGTCAATCAATAACTGGAACTGTACTTGGCGCAAACCTTTATGTTGACGCTAATGTTTTGGCTTCAGGATTTATTGATGATTCTTGCTTCTTAGTAGTACCTGAAGCAATTACATATTACGAATCACCTGTTACAAAATTACAGGTACAACTTTCTGATAATGGAAAGATTTCAGTACAGGTTTATGGTTATGCAAGCGTGCTAACAAAGCAAGCTGGCGGAATCCGCAAGTTTAACAAGTCTTAATTTAGACTGTTATTAAATGTGAGGGGGCTTTGGAAGCCTTAGCCCCCTTACTCTAAGAAGGGAATTATGGCAGCCACATTTTGCACCGAAGCAGAGCTTAGGGCGAATCTCTCATTGGGTAGCTTGTATACAAGCGCAACTGTTGAGGAAGTCTGTCAAGCTGGACAAAACATTATTACAGATTACTTATGGAAAAACCAAGCATTTAATTCTGCCCACTCACACATTGTTGGATTTGGTACTTTATATTTTGACACACCTCACAGCTTTTTTGTGGGTCAGCAAGTAAGCATTAGCGGTAACGGGGCAACTTTTAACGGAACTAAAACAATTACAGATGTAGATGTTTATTCAATTACAATGGTAACTTCTCACTCAACTGTTGAACCAGCTCACCCAACTTCACCTTTTGGAACTGTTGCTGCAACAGATTATGTAACCTATGCAACTATTTCAGAGATAAAATTGGCGACACTTATGGTGTGTACTGAAATTTGGCAAGCAAAACAGGCAGCTAACGGCGGCGCATTAGACCCTAACTTTCAACCTTCACCGTTTAAAATGGGGTCAACTCTTATAGCAAAAGTACGAGGCTTGCTTGCGAACCACTTAGCGCCCAATGGACTAATAGGCTAATGACAGTTGCCGTTACAACTCTCAGAGCCTCAATCAAGTCCGCGCTAACAAACGCGGGGGTGTGGGATACATTTAGTTATGTACCAGCCACACCCACCGCTAACAGCGTTGTACTCAGGTATGCAGACCCAATGCTTGAGCCAAGCAACAATCAATATAATGTTGGTGCAAAAGCAAATTTTACAATTACTTGCATAGTACCAATGCTGGACAATCAAGCGTCTTTAATAGCATTAGAGGAAATGGTTTGCGCTGTGTTTTTAAAACTAAGCGCGTCAACTATTAAGTTTAATGTTGAAAGCGTATCTGCGCCTTCAGTATTGCAGGAAGCTCAAGAAATGATGGTCAGCACGATCAACATAAGCACATTAACAAATTGGAGTTAAAGAAATGACACTTACAGACGAGGATATTGCCTTTCTTAAAAAGATTGGACAAGAAGTACCGCAAGACAAGCCAAAACCACAAATCACTAAGAAAGACGAGGAATAATTCATGGCAACATTTTTAAATAACAAGGTTGGTTTTAAGGTAGCAACCGTTGACTTGTCAGCGTATGTGCAATCTTTTGTATTAAACCGCGTTCTAGATCAAATAGAAATTTCTGCAATGGGTGATACAGCTCATAAATTTACTACTGGATTAGCAGCGGATACCATTACCGTAACCTTCCTAAACAATGACGCTGCTTCAGGCGCAGGTTCAGTTCGTGCAACCCTTCAGGCTGCATTTGGAACTACTGTTGCATTTACCGCATGTCAAGATACTGGTTCAGCGATTTCAGCGACAAATCCTATTTATACAGGTACAATTCTTGTTGACAATCTAACCGATATAAACGCACCAAGCCCTGCCGATATTGGAACTATTGACATTACATTTACTTGTAATTCAAAGACTGCCCCAGCAACAACAGGTACTTGGTAATAACAAAGGACTAAAATGATTAAACTTAAAATAACCAAGGCTTCAGGTGATGTTTTAGAGTATGAAATTACACCTGTTATTGAGTACGCATTTGAATCACATTTTAAAAGCGGATTCCATAAGCATTTTAGGGACGAAGAAAAACAAACTTCCGTCTACTGGCTTTCTTGGGAAGCTGAAAGGCGCAATGGTAACCACCCTGTGCCTTTCGGTGACGCCTATTTGGAAACTCTAGCCAAGGTGGAAATCCTTGACGCTGACTCCCCAAATGGATAACGAGGGATTCGTTTCACTACCTTGTTGCTAGGTTAGCAATTACAACACGGATTCCTCACTCAGAGTTTATTAATATGGACAGAGATTTGTTAAGGGCAACCTTGGCAGTTCTAAAAGACGACGCAAAGGCTAGGGAAAATGCCAACAGAGGTAAAAGGACTAATAGAGCTTAAGAAAGCTTTAAAAGACTACGCCCCTAAACTTGCTGCGCAATTAGACGATCAGATGGGTCTTGCCCTTGGCGGTATTGTAAAAAAATCTCAATCTTATGTTCCAAATGAATCACCTTTAAGTAATTGGAGTTACAGAAAACGGTCTGAAAAAAATGCTGAGGGACAAAGAAAGTTTCCTTTGTATAACTCAGCAAGAGTTGTTAAAGGTATCCAATATAGTTCTACTCCACGCAAAACTAACAGGCGTGGATTTAAAGCCGTGTATTACATAATTAACAAATCAGCTGAGGGTGCTATTTACGAAACAGCTGGTAGAAAAAATCAAAATGGTCAACCTTGGGTTGGTGCTAAAGGTGACCCTAACGATCATGGAGTTAGCCACTCAAACAACCCAAACGCGGGCGCACAATTTATTCAAGCATTTGGTCAGATATATCAAGGCAACATTGAAAGTTCAACAAAGCGTGGGCGTTATATGAAAGGTCGGTTGATCTTTCGTGCATGGGCTGAGGACGGCGGCAAGGCTAATGCAGCTGCTTTAACTGCTATTTACAATGTAAACGAGGAATTTAAAAAGAAACAGTATTTTAGAAAGGTTACTTTGTGAGTATTGTAATTGATATTGCCGCGCAATTTACTGGCAAAAAAGCCTTTGCACAGGCTGAAAACGCAGCTGACAAATTAGGTAGAACTGTTAAGCATGCGCTCATTGGCGTAGGAGTAACAGCGTTTGCCAAATCTGCTATATCGGCTTTTGCTGCCCAAGAAAAACAACTTGCTTTATTTAGCAACTCACTTAGACAAATTGGGTTTGATTTTGCTGCTTCAGACTCACTAGCGTTTTTAAACAGTTTAAAACTTCAATATGGAGTTGTTGACAGTCAACTTCTCCCAGCCTACCAACAACTGCTGACAACTACACGCAGCCTTGCAGCTACTCAAAATTTAACTAATATTGCTTTAGATATTGCTGCTCGCCAAAACATTAGCGTTACTCAAGCCGCGGACGCGTTAAGCAAGGCTTACTTAGGTAATACAAAAAGCGTAGGCGCACTTGACTTAGGCATTAGTAAAGCCACTCTTGCTTCAGGTGATTTTTATGCGTTACTAAAAGAAATTACAACTATAACTAAAGGTGCTGCCGCTGCGGGTGCGGATACATTTTCAAACAAACTTGCAAGGTTAAAAGTAGCCGCAGACGACGCAAGGGTAAGTATTGGCGCAGGTTTAGTTGCGGCTTTAATGCAGATTTCTAACTCAACAGACATAGATCAATT